AATTTTAATTTGAAACGAGTTCATCCACTTACAGACAATCAAAAGAAAACATTCGAAGCCTTTCAACGTGGTAAGCATCTGATGCTTCACGGCATGGCAGGTACCGGCAAGACTTTTCTTTCTATGTACCTGGCAATTAATGATTTGATGTCTGGTACGAGTGATCAAGAAAAGATCTATGTGATTCGTTCTGTTGTTCCGACTCGTGACATGGGATTCCTGCCAGGATCTCAGAAAGAGAAGATGAAGGTCTATGAAGCACCTTACTACGCTATCTGCAACGAGTTGTTCGAACGTGGAGATGCCTACGATATTCTGAAGCAGAAGAACGCAGTGGAGTTTATGAGTACCTCATTTGTTCGTGGTACTACATTGAACAACTGTTATGTGATTGTCGATGAATGTCAAAATATGACAGATCAAGAATTGCATAGCGTCATGACCCGAATTGGTAAGAACTGTAGAATTATTTTTTGCGGTGATTTTAGGCAAGACGATCTTTCTTCTGAAAGAAGAAAAGAATATTCTGGTCTTATTAACTTCATGAAAATTCTGCAAAACATCCCTGAATTTGAATTTGTTGATTTTCAGATAGAAGATATTGTAAGAAGTTCTATTGTTAAAAGATATATTGTTGCTAGACATAAATTAGGAATGTCCTAAGTATCTAGTTCATGCAATTTATAAATAGAATGTAGGAGGAAAAAATGTTCTACATCATTTATAAAATTACTAATCTAATTAACAATAGATACTATATTGGCATGCATGGAACACAAGATCTTAATGATAACTACATGGGTTCTGGTTTAGCAATTAAAAATGCTATTAAAAAGTACGGATTAGAAAATTTTAAAAAAGAAGTATTATCTGTTCATGAAACGAAAGAGCAGATGATTTTTGAAGAAAAAAATCTATTAACAACAGAAGCCCTAAAAGATCCGCTGTGCTATAATATAGCCAAAGGCGGCCAAGGTGGTTTTGTTTTTTCTGGTCTTCCTAATCAGGATAAAATGAAAAAGATTATAGGAACAAAGGTCAGTATGGCTAAAAAGGGTGTGAAGTTTTCTGAGAAGCACAAGTCTAATATATCAAAAAATCATGCAGACGTGTCAGGTGAAAAAAATCCTATGTACGGTAAAAATCATAAAAATTCTACCTTGACATTAATAAGAGAACGTGCTAAAAATAGAACTAAGAAAACATGTTCTCACTGTGGTAAAAATGTCGATGCCAGCAATTTCAAACGCTGGCATGGTGATAATTGTAAGGAATACATCATTGCTCGCCAGAAGCTTGGACTACAACCGTAAAGACTTTCAACACGATCTGATTGAGTTCGCTCAACTTAATCGTATTGATGGTGAAACTCGGCTTTATGAGACTCCGACAGGAGAACGCTATCCATCAGTAACTACCGTACTTGGTAAGATGACTGATAAGACTGCACTCAACGAATGGAAAAAAAGAGTTGGGGAGGAAGAAGCAGCTCGAGTTTCGGCTCGAGCTGCTTCACGCGGTACTAACATCCATACAATGTGTGAAAAGTACATTCTTGGCGAGGAGGTTGATACCTCTATGCCGTACAACATGTTTATGTTTCGTCAACTCAAAATGGTCCTTGACGAAAAGGTTGATATGATCCGTGCTACTGAATGCACACTCTTTAGTCATCATCTTAAGATTGCTGGTACATGCGATTTGATTGCTAACTACGATGGACGGCTTTCGATTATTGACTATAAGACATCAACCAAGCGTAAGAGGAAGGATTGGATTGAAGGATACTTCCTACAGGCAAGTCTGTACGCATATATGCTCTGGGAAATGACTGGTATCTCAGCCAAGGATATCGTAATCATGATCGGTGTTGACGATGAAATAGATGCTCAGGTCTTTGTCGAGCGGCCATCGAACTACATCGAAAAAGCTGCAGACCTTGTTAAATCGTATCATAGGTTGTATGCATGAAACTCAATCTAGTCATTGCCGAAAACTTCTACGACGATCCTGATGCCGTTCGAGCCATGGCTTTGAACCTTCCTTTTAACTTCAAAGGAAACTATCCTGGTGTAAGAACGGCTCCGATGCTGAACGACTCTATCAAAAATGCCATTAGTCATTTGGTTGCAGCTGCAGGACCAGTGACAAATTGGCATGAAGAGTCTGGGTACACCGGTGCGTTCCAGTTGTGTACGGCGCAGGATAGAACCTGGATCCATGCTGATAGCTTCAATACATGGGCTGGTGTATGCTATCTTACGCCGAATGCACCAGCAAGTGGTGGTACAGCCTTATATCGTCACAAGGCCACAGGAAACCGAGAAAAGGTAGACTCAGACTACGAGGCATATGACTATACCAAGTGGGAAGAGATAGATCGGATTGGCAACGTCTATAACAGGATCATTCTCTACCGTGGCAATCTGTTCCACGCATCTGTAGATTATTTTGGATCTACTTTCGAAGACGGTAGATTGTTCCAGACGTTCTTTTTCGACACAGCATACTAAGTCATTCTTTACATTGAAAACTAAAACGCACTCTGGATTTCTGGAGTGCGTTTTTTTATGTACAAAATTTTGAAAACTATGTAGGGTGGTAAAGTAAGCTAAGGAGAAAAAACATGTCCAACACTATCACCTTCGATTTCGACTATAACCACAACATTTTCACCACTCTCACTCCTTACTATCCCCACATCACCAACATCAACTATACCAACAATCCTAACAACAATCTTCCTACTATCACCATCACTTTCACCACTCCCGAAATTCTCCTCCAATTTAAAACCGAAAATTATCTCTAATTTTTCAAAATAACTGTGTACATAATATCCAAAATACTGTAGAATGATTATATCAACAGTGAAAAAGGAATTGATCATGACTGCTCCTAAGACCATCCTCATCGGCGATCGCGTCCGCTACGAATCGGCCGCTGGTACCATCCGCGGTGAGGTCGTCAAGATCATGAAGGACTGGAATGCCGCCGGTGACCTGATCGACTGGATCTACATCGAGTACTACAACGAAAAGTCGCCGACGAAGTATTCGATTGTTCGTCTCGCCGAACCTGCTCTCGAGATGATGAAGTTTAAGGTGATCTTCCGCGACTGTACCAACTACAATGCTGTTGCCGAGCGTCATGCTCATGAACTTATGATGGAGATGTAAGAATGTATATTGCAAAGCTTATCGATCACATTGCTAAGGAACTTGGAGCTTCTGAATCGGCTAATATTGCGTTTAAACTCGGATACCTCGAGAGTATGATGGAGGATATTATTTCTCGTGTTCCTGAAGCTCGAGAGCTCGTGGAATATCATGCTGCGGCGCATGGTTTTGTGGAGGAAGTGTAATGACTCGGTTGTATGAATATATCCTTGCTCAGGATGATCCTCACGCCTATATCTATGAAGCCATCTGTGGCGCTTATGGCGTAGAGATCCGTGATACTATGACCGACCTCTACAATGATATTTGTGTAGATGATGCATTGCATCCGGATGATGACTTTGAGAAGATCATCGAACGCATGGTTGAATATATGGAGAAGGCATGAACCACGTAGAGTACAGCGTTGCTAGCGGTCTTGTGATTGTCCAGATCGGACACAGGGTATTCGCTGCACCAGCCGAGGACTGCATCGGTTATCCTGAAGAGTTCTTTGAGACAGCAAGTCCAGAAGCTCTTGAAGAGATCGGTTTTGAATTTTCTCATGGCCTAAATGCATATTAATGCGTTTTTTTGAAAATAACTGTGTACATAATTTCGAAAATATCGTAGAGTGAATAATAACGAATGGAGATGAACATGACTCGGACTGACATTCTTTACTCGCTCGCTTTCGGTGCCTTTGTGTTCCTCATCTGCACCATGTGGGAAGTTCAGCAAACTCTCCCCGCATAATTTTTTTAAAAAAGTTGTGTACATTATTTCGAAAATAGACTATACTGAGAATATCAAAACGGAGATTATCATGACTACCAACGAACTTCTCAACGAATATCGCAACTGGCTGGCTGCTAACAACATCGATCAGTCTGAAACCGGTGCGATCCTCTTTGGTCCTCCGTCTGCTGAACGCGACTGGCTAATCGATTTTGACCGTCGTTACTCGGCGGCAGATCTTGCTGAATCCATGTAATCTGAATTGAAAAGGAAACTATATTATGGCACATATGATTGAATTCCTCGATGGCAAGGCTTCGATGGCTTATGCTGGTGAAACCCCGTGGCATGGCCTCGGCACTCAGGTTCCGGCCGATGTGACTCCGGATCAGATGCTCAAGGCTGCTGGTCTTGACTGGACCGTCACTCCGATTCCTGCCTTTGCCGAAATCGGTGGTAAGCAGGTCGACATCGGCCGCTCGGCTCTGGTTCGTGACGTCGACAATAAGGTTCTCGACGTGATCACGAATGACTGGATTCCGAACCAGAATGAAAAGGCTTTCGAGTTCTTCAACGACTTCGTTGCTGCCGGTGAAATGGAAATGCACACTGCTGGTTCGCTTCGCGACGGCCAGCTTGTCTGGGCCCTTGCGAAGGTCAAGGAAAGCTTCGAGCTGTTCAATGGTGATACCGTTGAATCCTACCTCCTCTTCACGAATCCGCACAAGTATGGCTGGTCGATCGACGTTCGCTTCACCCCGATCCGTGTGGTTTGCAACAACACTCTGACTCTGTCGCTAAATACTCAGTCGAGCAAGATCGTCAAGGTCAGCCACCGTCGTGAGTTTGATGCTGAGCTGGTCAAGGAAACTCTTGGTGTTGCCAAGGAAAAGCTTGCCAAGTACAAGGAAATGGCTGCTTACCTCGGTTCAAAGCGTTATAACGACGAGTCGATTGTTGACTACTTCACTCGCATTTTCCCGGTTTCTGGTTCTAAGAAGGAACTCAGCAAGAACGCTGAAATTGCTCTCGAGATCATGGATCAGCAGCCCGGCGCTGAGTTTGCTGAAGGCAGCTGGTGGCAGGCGTTCAACGCCGTTACCTTCATGACCGACCACATGATCGGTCGCAGCGCTGATACGCGTCTTGCCTCGGCTTGGTACGGTGCTAACAAGAACCTCAAGACTAAGGCTCTCGAGACTGCAGTGGAGTTTGCCGATGCTGTTTGATATTAAGAACCGGTCCCCAGAATCCTGGGGACCTCTTGCATCTGTTGCTGAACATCGGTTCAATCAGATCCTGAATAACCGTAAAGGTAGTACCAAAGAGATGATCAAGAATGAGGCCAAGAGAGCGAAGAGGCTTAAGACTTATAAGGTCACCTTTAATAAGGAATGGCGCTCAGACTCATTTCAGCTACAGGCTGAAAACGAATATGAGCTTAGTGGGATCGCTGCTAAGTTTTTCGAAGATAATTTCGATAAGATTGGTTTCAAAGAACGTCCTCGCAGTCAATGGGCTGGAGAATACAAGGGTTACGACACGATTAGTTATGTAAAGGTAAAATCTACTGCGAATAAATAATTGCATGCAAGAAGAAAATGGTACTTACTTCGTAGGCATGCTTCTGGAAACCGAGGATGAAGAGATTCT